AACAATTTGAACAAAAAATTAGAATTATTCAAGGAAAAATTAGAACAATGTAAGAAGTTACTTTCTGAGAAAAATGATGAAATCGCAAAATTACAAAACATCATAATTAGGAAATCGACCCTATAATAAAACAGTTCAGCAAGATATGATTCAAGCAGTACATCACATTCTTCTATTTTCAAAAAACTTCTTTTACACCCTTGAAGATTTAAAATGTCACAAAAATATTTATTTATTATGTTTCATAATATTACACAATAAAAAAAGTACATGTCAGTGAATTTTCAAAAATAAATAAAAATATTTTATAAAATTTGTTTTTTCAGAGATATGTACTTTTTTTATATCGATTGTAAAAATAATTCTTTATTATAATACCTCTTTTTTTTCCAAATACAAATTTCATTTTCATAAGGAGTTACTTCTATGATTGGTTTGTTAAATAGATATGTTACAAATAAATCTTCATTGTGTATTGTTAGTATAAAACTTAGTACATCACTATCATGTTTTTTCCTAACTATATAATCTTTTTGTGCTAGTTCATTATATAATTCTTTTACAGAATTCTTTGTATTATTGTATAACACTATCATATCCATTATAAATCAAGTTAAGTAAAATAATTCTTTCATTTTTTGTATTTAAATATCTTAGAATAAATTAAAAATGGATAAAGACATTTATAATCCCAATAGTCAAAATAATAGTATATTAGGTTCTGTCTCGTCGAATGGTCAAACGAAAAATTCATCACAAACACCTATTCATTACAATACTACTACAAATGAAAAAACTAGTGAAGGTAATTATCAAAATACTTCAGAAAATGCTATATCAAGTATATATTCTTTCTTTGCAAATATGCCATTGTGGTTACAAATACTATTAATAATAATATTATCAATTGTTTTGATAATATCGTTACTTAAATTAATTCAATCGCAAAAAACATATTCTGCAGTTTACTTCATTATAATGAGTTTTATAATCATAATTTTAGAAATGACATTAGTTGAAACATTATTCAATATAATTGAGAGATTTATATTCAAAGATGAAAAAATGAGATTGTACGACTACATATGGTATATTTTGTTTATGTCTATTATAATGGTTTTCCTTGCAACTATAATTAAAACTGTGTCCAATAATTTCAATGTTAGAATGAACTTATTATTTACAACAGTCGCGTTAGCAATTGTTCTTATATATTATACAGTAATATATTATCTTATTAAACACATTGATAAAATAGGTAGTGTATTCATATACTTAACAATAATAATTATAGTGATTACTATAATATTTGTATTTATCAATAATGTTTTTCCGCATATTGTTGATTCGTTTAATTTGAATATTATTTATTCATTTATTGTATCTTTTTACTTCATAATTATAGTTATTATTGTCATTAGATTTTTATATCAATCTATTACAAAACCAAATACCATCATTGATACATTTTCCTATTTTAATATATTTCAACAAACTAGGTTTAAGTCATATTTACCAATCGATAGTGTTTTTTAATGATCAATGTTTTTTCTTTTTTGAGTTGTGCTGTTCAAAACACCATTTGCTATATTTGTTATTGATGTATTTAATACGACGTATATTATATAAAATACGACACTTATAACCACAAATATACAAATTATAATTAGCGACCATAACAACAGTTTTAATCTTTGATTGCAATTCATATCAAATACATCAGAATGTTTGCAAGAAGTATTATCCTTTTTTGAAGGAGAATCTTGATTTGTATTTGGTATTTTATCTTCTTCTTTTTTTGTATCTTTTGTTGGTGATGAAAATATATTTCTAAAAAATGTCTCAAGTTTTTCTAAATATGATACATCTGTAGTCGCTACAGGTGTATCCGCTGCAGGTGTAGCTGTAGAAGGTGTATCTGCTGCAGGCGTAGCAGTAGAAGGTGTAGCAGTAGCAGGTGTAGCAGTAGCTGGTGTAGCAGTAGAAGGTGTATCCGCTGTAGGTGTAGCAGTTGTTTCAGTAGCAGGTGTAGCTGCAGCAGGTGTAGCAGTAGTTTCAGTAGCAGGTGTAGCTACGTCAGGAGAAGCAACAACGTTTTTATTTCTATGATGTTGTAAATGATCTTCAATGTATTTTTCATATTCTGGGGAATATTTGTCAATTGCATTTAACTCATCGTGAAGTTTATCATGTTCTTCGTCGTAATCGTTTAGACTATGTAATTCATTATGATCATAAATGTGTCTATCAATATGTTTTTTAAAATCTTGCGCAGTATCTACACTATTACGAGAATTATCGTATTCTTGTGCTGTGATATTTATATCAGTATAACTATTAGGATTATTATAGTCAATTGTTGGGGGTCTATATTCAAAATCAACATCTTCCAAATTTCTAAAGTTTTCTCTTACCTTTATGAAAAAGTCTAATAAACTTGAAGGATAAATCATAACTCTTCTTTATTATAATAATTGAAAATATTTCTACTCTTTAATCAAATAGAGGTATGATATTTAATCCAAAATTAAAGATATATCGCTGGATATCAAATACTGAAAAAACATTATATGTATTAAATGACAAAGAAACTTCTTCTATAAAAGAAACTATTTTTAAAGACGACACTATTGAAATGGCAATGAATAAAATAGCGACATTTATAGCCAAAAAAGAAAATATAGAAAATTTTGAATACTACGCATGGAATAATAAAGGTCCAGTTTTATTTTCAATCAAAAAACATATTTGGAAAGGGTATAATGTAAATCCATTTTTATCTTCTGACAATAAATCACCTGATTTGAATGAAAATGTTCAATATGAATTTAAATTGAATTCTTTATTTAATTTACAAACTGTGAATTTAGTGTTTATAAAAGATCTTCCAGTAGAATTGCAAGATAATAAATATTATAATATAGATCTTAAATTAAATACATATGAATACTATAAAAAACACAATGACAAGTTGATGGAATTATTGAAAGTTGAAACAGATAACATTAAAAGATTATCAACTTTCTATACACGAATACTTTTTCAAGGTAAACTAAAACAAATAAATCTGCTATCTACATTGTTTGATAACATTCATACATCAAAATACATCGACATGGTTCAATGGATTGATGATAGTTCTAAGATATTATATAAACTTTATAAGAAACATAATATAAAAGAAAAGCTTTTCTCAAATTGGACTAACGTAGAATATATAAATGATGAAAACGTTTTATATCTTTATTCGATTATAGATGATATAAATAGTGATCAAAGTGATAAAACGAATAATGGTAGTTATTGTAAAATAAAAATTGATGCTAATTCTAATATCCAAATGCATTATTATTTAGAAGCACGCGCAAATATAGAATGGAACATAATATATAAACATAAATCAAAAATCATCAACATTCTTCAAAACACTTTCAAACAAAAATTAATATTGAAAGAAGTTTCTTTAAATGCCAAGCGTGATATTGAGATACACAATTCTTCATTTGATCTTTTAAAAAGTAAAATAAGTAAACAAATAGATGTATTCAATATCATAAAAAATAAAAACTCGAAGAACTCTATATCATGTATATTTAAAAGAAGTTCAAACTACAGTCAAAATACTGATATATATGATTATATTAAAACAAGAATTGAACTTGGAATAAATGAAGAATATATCGTAAATGAACTAGCAGAACTTGGTATCAACGGTGATCTATTAGAAATGGTAAGAAATACTCAATATATGATTAATAACGAAGATTTCATTGAAAGTCAACATATAAAAATCGAAAATAATGGCACAATAATTACAATACTCAAATATAATTCTGGATACAATATTTTGATTTCAAATTGCGTAGATAACAATGAACTTGAGAGATTGTTTTTTTGGCTAGATAAAATAATTTCAACCACAATAGTTGTTGTTAAAAAACAAGCAGATAATAATACATTATTAGAGGATAGTCCCAGTAATAAATCTAAATCTTCAAAATCTGAAGAAAAACAAGAAGATCTGAGTGATAAATCGTTTGAAACAAACGATTCTTCAAACAGCTTAAGTTTTGGAGGTGCCAAAAAAGACGGATATATGCTAAATAAACTGAAACAAGCAGATCCAAATTTGTTCAAAAATTATGCAAGAACTTGTCAAAAGAAAGTTCAGCCTATTGTCTTCAATGAATCGCAGAAGCAAGAATATGAAAATAAAGATTTACTGAGAAATTTTGACAATTACATTGAACATGGGAGTGCTGAAAATATTAAAAATTATTACGCCTGTCCAAAATTATGGTGTCCTGTTAGTAATGTTCCACTATCAATAGATGATCCTAATCCAACATGTCCAAAAGATAATGAAGAGCCAATTTTAGCAGTATGGGACATAAATGACAAAACCAAAAAGCGTTATGTTAATTTAGTCAAACCCAAAGATAATGGAATGATAGTTCCTTGCTGTAGTGTAAAACCACCTATCAATAAAAAAGAAGAACAAAAAGACAATGATAACTATATTATGTCACAACCAGCGCCTATTCCAGTTGGAAGATACGGCAGTATACCAGATTATTTGCATAATCTTTTATTCAACAATCAAGAAGTTAGTCCAGATCAATGCAAAACGACACTTAATAAAACACATAAATGTTTTGTGAGAAAAGGTGTTAAAAAGAATGCGAACGAAAGTGCTATATTATCTATAATAGAATTACTTGACTTTAAGAATAAAAAACAGTTTGTGTCGTATGTACGTGAAAAACTTGATTTATTAACATTTATTTCTTTGGAAAATGGATATATATGTAAGCAGTTTATGAATAATAATAAGTTTCAAAATATTTCTAAGAGTTTCATGTCGAATTTGAAAAAGTTTGCAGAAAATAAACAATTATTTAACATTGGAGATGTGGAAGATCATAAATATTTATACCACGTATATCATGCATATAATAAGTACATTGATTACATTGCTGCAGATGATTTTTCAACCCCAAAAAATCCTCACTATTTATATTCATTAATACATAGATTATATAATATAAGCATCTTAATATGTGAAAAAGATGAATCTGGTCAAGTATATATACACTGTCCATCATCATATTATGAAATAGAAGAAGATTTTGAACCAATTGTAGCAATCATTATGAAAGATGATAAATATTACGAACCAATTGAAATTAAAATGAGAAATACAGAAGCTCAAAAAGTATTTAAATTAAGAGAATATCCCATGTTGCATTCAGTTGTTAATAAATGTGCTGTTGATAATAAAAACACAACATATAATAATTTGCATATAATTAATAACTGGATTAATAGTGATGTGTTAGAAAAAAAGACAGATTTTCAGATTAAATACATATATATCAATGATGATTTGTCTATAGACAAGATACTTCTCAAGTCTAATATATTGTTAAAATTTGAAAAAATGGGAACTTCCATATTACCTAAAATACTGAAAAATTTTCATTTAAAATCTTCTAATATTATATTTTATGGAAATCATGTAGACAAAATAGTAAATGTTAAAATATATTTTGAAACTGATTTACAAAAATTTGTTAATATATGTAAAGAATACAATATAACAATTACAGTTGGAGACATAATACAATCTCAAAAGTCTCCATTAATGTTTAAAATGAAATTGTCTGCTGATAAAATGGAAATTCCTCCATCGCAATTATTGCATTCTAATCAAGACCTAACATCAAGAGATGTTATACAATCAAACAAAGTTAAATCTAATAAATGGTTTCAATTACAAAATATGGTTGTAAATAGAATATTAAAAAAAATGACTGAACAACAACTTAAACAAATTAATTTATTGAAAAGAAATGAAAAAATTAGAGAATTGATGGATTTATTTCAAAAAGAAAAAGACAAAAAAACGATTCAAATAATTCTTGAAGAAATTCCAACAAAATCATTTCATGCTTTGAAACTCTGGTTATCAAAAAATACGATCTTTACTAAATACGATGTTTTAAATGAGAATATAACAAATAATCCAGATAGTAAAGAATTTGTGTTTTCACAATCTGCACTTATTCATAATGGGGTGAGAAATATTCCAGATATATTGTTTATATATCATGATGCACTACCTAATAATAGAAACATTAAACACGAAGTTCTACAAACCTTTGATATATCAAATGAATCGCCATTAAAAACTTCTACTATTATTTCGAAAGATTTACCAAATATATTTAAAGGTGTTAGAGAAAGTCTTGGAACGAAATGGATAAAAAACAAAAATAAGATATGGAAACAAATGAAATATGTAGAATCTGCTTATAATATCAAAACCATACCAATGTTTTTTGATTGGTTATGTGTTGAAGTAAAAATGCCTAATGTAAAATTTGAAAGCGTCTTGCTATCTGGCAATAATAAACTAATGAAAATTGTGAATAATACAGAATGTATTACTGAACTATTAGAAGATCCTTTCTTATTTAATGCCATCAAAAACAAAATGAACAAATCTTACATTAAAAATCTTCAAAAACTGCTTGAACTGTACCAAGGGTTATCTCAAGAACAGCGTTTACAATATTTTACTGAAATACTTAGGGATGAAATATATGTAAATGATTTACATATTATTGCAATATCAGAATTACTGAACATATCTATTTTATTGATTCATCGTAAAAAGTATGGAAAGGTAGATGATAAAAGCGAATATAAAGATATTCTAATGTCTTCGACGTTATTTCCAAGTAAAACCAATATTAAAGAAAGACCATTGGTAATATTACAAAAACGAGTAAATGCATCATATACACATACAATATATGATATAGTTTTACAAGAGAATTCTACAGAATTGATTTACAAAAAATTATCAATCGTTCCTGAAAGTATACAAGAATTAGTTTATTCATTATACCAATCTAAAAAGTGTAATAGTTGTGTATGTGAAAAATAATATTTAAAAAAATATATATTATATTATAATAATTCTGTAAAATGCCACTACGTCTACATAAAGAAATTTCTCAAAGTAAAAATGTAATTAAGTGTAAACATTGCAAATGTCTTATTATGATGCGATATGTTGGAGACATTTTATGCAATAAATGTGAAATACAGTATAAAGAAATAGTAAATAAAATCTTGAAAAGTTAATAATAACTACCCATTCTGTTAATATATTTATAACAACTTATGATATTATCAATAATGCTCGGGAAATAGTTATATTTGATGTTATTTTCTTTACACCATTCCATAATAATTGGTTGTATTTTATGATAATGCACGTGACATATCCTAGGAAATAAATGATGTTCGATTTGATAATTTAATCCTCCGTGGAAATATCCTAAAAGTCTACCACCTGTCGACGAAGAAGTTTCTATCTGCAACACACACCAATCTTTTTTATCATTCTCTTTTACATTTTCAGTATTGTAATATGCTACTCCTTCAAATACATGAGATATTATAAAATTTATTCCAAGATATAATCCACCCGTAAGAAGTGTGATCATCATACAAAATATAGTATAATAAGATGGATGATAATAATATGGTAATACATAAAATCGCGTGATAAATAATATTCTCATAAGTATAGCAACTCTTGCCTCTCTTTTGGCAAGTTGTGATATTTTTTCATCACAATGATTCATATATACCAAATCATATATTTCTTTAAAATGCCAAGAGAAAGGAAGCAAAGGTAATAAGAACCATATATAAATACTTTGCCATTTGTGAAATGGCATCAATTGCATATATCTATGGAGTCTAAGTATTTCTACTGAGAAATCAGGGTCAGAATTAATTGTATTTGTATATGCATGGTGTAATAACACATGGTGATGTTTCCATAATAAAGCACTGCCTCCTATGAAATCCTGTGTATAACCCCATAAATTATTAACCCAACCATTTGGAGAAATAGCACCATGATTTGCATCGTGTTGTATACATAGCCCAATCATTGCCATAATGAATCCTTGAAATACACTTCTGGATATTTCAAATCCATATGCAACGTTTGTGTATTCTAAATAAACACATGTTGTTAGAATAAAAAAAGCTTTACTATACCATTCTATATTAGCAAAAGGATTCGATATTGCTTTCTTTACTCTCATTTTTAAATCACAGAATGATTTGGTATTAATATCATATATGTCCGTTTTATGATTACAGTCTCTTAATTTATATTTACTAAGGATAGGTCTTATTTTTTCGTGACTATGTAACATATAATAATGAATGGTTGCATCCTTTCCTCCAAATATATTTAATATTGAAGATCCCCCTGGATGAATTTTTGAAAATTCCTTCAAGTTATAAACGCCGTTTTCTATAATTATTTCATTATCAGAAATAATCATAATAACTTAATATAATATATATCAATAATATTTATATAATTAAAAAAAGTACATATCACATAAAAATTAAAAATAATTTCAAAAATTATTATTTTTTATAAAAAACAATAAACATGTACTTTTTTATTTAATATCAACCTTTTGTTCTGTTGGATTAAAACATTTGTTGGTTTCTTTTAATTTGAATGTGAAACCAACATTTTCCATATCACATACATTATCTTCATTATCATCTTCGTCATATTCTTGGATATTTTCTAGTTTATTTGGCGATTTATCTTTTAGCAATTCAATCATATGCTCCTCGTCTAGTAATATAGTACAGTCTCCAGTACCACAAGGGGGCTGTTGACCAAGCATAACATTTGCGGATACACCATTTACACTATCATATTGCGAAAATATACTTGCGTTAATCAACATATCTGTAGTCTCTTCGAATGAAGATTTTGCGAGTGGTCCAATGTCTCCTCTATTGATACCATGACGATCAATTGATACTAGATAGCCACGATAAGTCATTGTATCCATCAATAGAGACAAGTGTCTATAATTCATAGAATCTTCTCCAGTAACATTCATAAGTTCATGATACAATGAATTGCGAGCAGCTTCAATCCCAAGAGTTTCATATATCTCTCTAATGTCATTTGATACAGTTCTTTGTGAATCTATGTTGGGATTTGCTAATATATCAATAAGATTAGTACCATCTGTATCAAGAACCCATTCAATCACTTTATCAAAGTTATGTGTATCATTATTGTATTTTTCATATTTCTTTTTGTTTAAAGATACTTTCTTGATTCCTTTGTATCCTTTCAATAAGACCTGATAAACGATATTGTGCTCAATCGCTTTAATAGACGCCAATTCGTCGGCTTGATCAATATCCTTTAGTGCGTAGTCTGTCATCTTGATTCTAAATATGCACTCGTCAGCATTGTCATCGCTATAAACACAATCAATATATTTGTCATATGCAATGTTTAGTTTTGTATATATGTCTATCATACGAATGCCATATGATGCCATTTTTTCCTTGTCAAATTTCATTCTCAATACCCATGGTGATTCGCTTTTACATTTATTGGCGACATCTTCGAGTTCTGCAAATTCTTTATAGATATCAAGAATTCCTTTATCAGCATCAATAGACGTTTCATATTTACCATTATCCCAGTAAATTTCACTATATTCTAGGATATCTGATAGTTTTGTGATTTCGATCGAATTTTTAATTTTCATAGCATAACTTTTTGCAGTTTCAATTCTTTCGTCATTTGTATCAACACCATCTTCTGTCATAATAGGATTTGTAACAGAACTCATTTCGTTTTTCATGTAAATGTTCAGTGTTGGTGTTTTCGTTTTCTTTGTCGCACTTAATATTTCTTTGAGACGAGGTACACCAGATGTAGCCTTTACTGCAGCTTCTGTACCAGAAACGTGGAAAGAATCCAGAGTCATTTGTGTGCCCATCTCTCCAATAGTTTGCGCAGCAACAATACCGACCATTTCACCAGGTTGTGTAATGGCTTCTTTATAATATTGAATAATTTGTGAAATAATCCAATCGAATATTTCTTTTGTAAAATGAAATTCAATTATCATTTTCTTGGGAGATAAGAACACACGTGTGAGAATCTTGAAATATCGTGTGCCTTGTTCTGTGTCTTTAATATACAATATATTGTGAAGTTTTTCTATTTCATCTAAAATGTAATCCGGCGTTAGATCTGTTTTTACAGATTTTATTCCCAGATTTTGTAATCTTACACTTGCATTCTTAATAATTCTATGAAACGGAATGGGATATTTGATACCAGATGGTTTAATTTGTTTAAAAACCTTATTAATCAAGAACAATTTGTCATCATATATCTCTTTGAAATGTGTTGTACATCTTTCAAATGTTGACTTTTTGATTTCTTTGAATGCTTTATCGGTCATATGGTGTTTCAACATATCACTTTCGCGAAGATGATAATTTTGTTCCATATCCATAGAATTCATAAGTATTGTAGGAACAAATTGTGATTCAATTTTACATCCATCCATTCCGTCTTCACCATACATAAACTGTATAACCGAACCCTTTGCATTTCTCACAGAATTGTCATAATATACTTTTACATCTTCCATTGCTTTTACCAATCTTCTCTGAATATATCCAGTTTCAGAAGTTTTAACAGCAGTATCAATAAGACCTTCTCTGCCACCCATAGCATGAAAGAATACTTCTTGAGGAGATAGACCATCGATAAAACTATTTTCTACAAATCCTCTTGCATCTGGACCATCATCGTATTTTGTGAAATGAGGCAACGTTCTATCAGTAAAACCATAGCTAATGCGTTTGCCATCAACATTCTGTTGTCCAACACATGCTACAATTTGAGCGACATTTGTTTCCTTGCCTTTTGATCCACATTTTACCATATTAATCATTCTATTTGTTTTTTCATCAATTTGTGAAAGACCAATTTTTCCAACTTTATTTGTTGTTTCATTAAGAATGCCAATAATCTCTCTTTCCATAAATTGTTCATTATTGAAGATACTATTATTGTCAATAAGATTTCTTCTAACATCATCCAATCTTTCGTATGCTTTTGTTTTCATTTCTCGTGTAGTACTTTTCAATTTTTCATTGGTATCTTTATCGGTAATTAAATCACTAATGCCAACACTGAATCCAGATGTTAAGAGCCATCTGCATACAAGTCGTTGGGTATTATCTAGAAACTTGCGAACTTCAAATGGACCATAATCATGATAAATTACAGGAATCATTCCTGATGTAATTCCATGAAAAACCGATTTATCCAATGATCCACTTTCAAGATTACTATTTAGAATAACAAATTTTTCTTCTGCTTTGTTTTTGGTTTGAATGTTCAAACCGGGTGGCAAAATCTGTGAATAAGCCTGTTTACCAGTATATTTATAATTTTTGTTTGCTTTATCCAGTTTTCCTGAAAAATAACTGTTAACCATCTGTAAATTAGCCATAGTCTTATCTTCAATTTCAATATGATCCTTAGTCATGCGGAATGAACCTAGAAGAGTATCTTGAACCACTTCAATAATTGGTTTTCCATCTCTGGGCGCAAGAACCATATATGGAACGGCAGCAATATCCATCAATTCGCTCATGGTTTGAATATTTTGAGGACAATGTAAATTCATTTCGTCTCCATCAAAATCAGCATTATATGGAGGCGTATCCAATACATTGAGACGAAACGTTTGATATGGCATAATAATTACTTTATGACACATCATACTCATTTTGTGTAGAGATGGCTGACGATTAAATAGAATATAATCTCCATCTGATAGATGGCGATGAACTACATCACCATATTTGAGTTCTTTAATGATTTTATCAACTTCATTCTGTGCATATTTTAAATTAATTGTAACGGATTGTGAAGATTTTTTAACATACTTGGCACCTGGCCAGTTATCTGGGCCGTTTTTAATTAGTTTTTTGATGTTTTCGATGTTATATTCATTAACAACTTCGGGAAATGTAATATTCAGCGCAATTTTAATTGGAACGCCAAGTTCATCAATACTGATATATGGATCAGGTGTAATGACTGTTCTGGCAGATTGATCAACACGCTTGCCATTAAGATTTCCTCTGATGCGCCCTTCCTTCTTTTTCATTCTGTCTGAAACTGATTTGAGCTTTCTACCATTTCTTTGTTGTGATGGGGCTAATCCAGTAATTTGATTATCTAATAGTGTAAAACAATGATATTGGAGCACCATAGTAATCAAACGAATGGTTTCTTCAGAAGAACCTTTGTTGATTCTGTCTGCAATATTGTTGTTTGTTTTGATAATTTCGCTAAGTTTATGTGTTAAATCATCCTCTCTACGTTGTCCATTTTCTTCAATTACACTTGGACGAACTGCTGGAGGTGGCACAGGTAGAACTGTTGATATCATCCATTCCGGACGATTCCACCGAGGATTGAATCCCATAAATTCCATTTCCTCTTCCGATATTCTTTTGAAAATTCTTAGAACATCTTCTGCTGTGAATTCCAATGTTTGAGTCTCATTTGACGTTTTATCTTTCCATTCTGCCATAATTTTCATTGGACCATCCTTGTAATATTTTGTAGGAGGTTTTGCATTGCATCCAATTGTTCCATCGTCTCCACAACATTTAATTTTATTAGTGCCACTACACAATTTGAAATATGCATTCCAGCGATTTTGATTATCTTTGATATTTGCAATTTTTTGAATATCTTGTTGAAGATCTACATTTGTTGTATTCGGAGATATTAGGATTTTTGAACATTTATGACATACACATCTCAATATTTTTCTGGTAATATCGAAGAACATAGCATGAAATACTGGTTTTACTAATTTAATATGTCCGAAATGTCCTGGACAGAAAATGTTTTTTTGTTCACAAGTACTGCATATTTTGTTATGTTCTAATACACCCATTCTGGAATCGAAAAGACCTCCTACTACCGGTTCATTACCAGTGTAAGTATCAGTTCTATTTACTTCAACTACAGAACGAGATATAATTTCTTCTGGTCCAAGAACACTAAACTGAATACCTTTTACATCTTGAATTAAAACCTTTTGATCAGTGTATGATAATTCTGGATATATAGACATATCTCTTAATTATATAGATAGTTTTAAATACTAATATCATTTTTTTTATTTTGTAATTTGAAAAAATGTATAAAAATGAATTCAATTTGCGTTATACTCATATCTTTTGTGATGGCATTTGCCAGTAATTATTTCTTGCATTTGTTCTTACTATTTTATTTATGTTCATCAATAGATAAAATAGCAAAATTATCATTGATATGATAAAAACAACCAATGCCAAATTTTTATTAACGGAGTAGTATATTAATATTGACAACGATAAAGCAATCGAAAGACCAATTATGAAATAATTTACAAAGTAAACCTCTTTATTTTTTACATATTTGACATTAATACTGTTTTGCGATAATAACGCATGATTAGCACTTTGGTTGGAGACTTCTTTTAAGTATTTTTGTTTTCTTTTTAAACGAGACAATATGATATCATTATTCGTTGTGTTAATATTTGAGTTTATATTGTATAGTAAATACACATCTACATCTTCTAAAATATCAGCAACTTCCATGCCGGATGTTAATTCACTATAATAATCTTTTTTGGCTGTTAAATCCTGAATTTCATTTGTTATAGAAACTAATTGTGAATTTAATGCTTCTCTTAAATTTGTCTCTTCCAATGCTTCTTTCGCTCTTAATTCTTTTGTTTTTAATGTATCAGCGTATTCTATATTCAAAGTTATTTTTTCTTTTTGTAAATTATTGATTTTTATTTGTGTATTTATATCAAGTTCTCTAGATCTTTGTTCTGCTTCATTCTGTCTTGTTTTGGTCTCTGCTGTAATTTTAGCAATTTCGTTTTCTAACCTTCTTTTTTCATATTCGACCATTGAAAGTTTTGCTCTATTTTTTTCAAGAACATCTGTGTAATAATTTATATTTTTATTTGCATCATCAATTAATTTATTGTTAATATCAATGATAGTATTTGCACTAGACTCTATAGATAGATTACCTAATTCTCTTAATCTATATAATGCTGCCTCTTTGTCTACTTTCGATTTTCTTTCAATTTCAGCTGCAATCATCAGTTGAATTCTCGCATTCAAAGTTTCAATGCTTTTATCATTTGTATTGTATTTGCTATTCAAATCATTCAATAATTTAGCCATATTGTTTTCTGCTAATTGTTTGTTATAGGTTGCTGTTTCTTCATCAACCATCGCTCTTTCATAAATATCTTTCTGTATTTCTAATGTTTTATTCAATTCATGGTTAGCTGTTTGAAGCTGATCTACATTGAATTGCTTCTGTTTATTTTCTAATTCAAGCGATGTTCTTTCAAATTTTAATTTCGCAGCCGCTACTTCTTGTAATAATTTTTGTCTGTTTATTTCAGCTGTTTCTAATAAATACTTAGCGTGTGATTCAGATGTAGAATTTTTAACATCAGTTTCTGCTTGATCAAGATTTAACTTTATTATTTTATATGCTTTTTCTGCATCAACATAAGAAATCTCTGCTAATTCTGCCTTATCTTTTGTTGACATATATTCATTGAATTCTTCTACTGCTCTGTTTCGAAGTTCATTTAAATAATCTTGAGTATTTTCTATAGACTCTTTTTTTAATTGTGTTTCTTGTTCTAGTAGGTATTTTTCTTTTTCTACTTCAGCTTCTTTTTTTATTATTTCTGCCTTGACGCGTTTTTCTTCGGTAATTTTTTGTTCTAATACTGCTTTACTTTCAGCCAACTGCTTCAGCAATTTGATGTAATCTATATCCTGTTGTGAAAGTTGTTGATCCAAATTTTCTACAGCTTTTTTATGTTCTTGTTCAAGAATTTTAATTTCTATTTGAGTTTTTTCAAGTCTTTTCTGTGATGCATTATAATCTTTTTCTGCTTCAGCTGCTTTATATAACATTTCTGCAATTTCGCGGTTTAGTCTTTCTATTTCCATCAACTTTTGAAGTTGACGTTCTTTTTCTTTTTCTTGAAATTCTTGCATTTCTTTGATTTTATTAAGATCATATCGAATCGTTAACTCATAGTAACAATCCCTCCAATCTGGAAAACTCCAAACCCCCGCCACAACTCCTGTTATTTTCCCTTTCTTATTTGGATCCAATGGGTTTGTTTTCCCCATAATACTAGATGAATGCCATTTATCCGCTGTAATATCATATGGACCTCCTTCTGGGAGATTTATACCAACAATATCATGTAACACAAATGTACAACCCCACGAACCATAATTACTCCATTTTTTAAAACCA